CATAGAGGAGTTTAAACAGATGATGGAACTTAGACCAATCGTCATTGACGAAAACAACACAATTTTAGGCGGGAATAAAAGATTTTACGCCATGAAACACCTTGGCTACAAGACCATACCCGACGAGTGGATAAAAGAAGCAAAAGGACTGAGCGAGGAGCAAAAAAAAGAATTTTTAATAAAAGATAACGCCCATTGGGGGAGTTATTGGGATTACGAATTACTAGACCATTGGGAGATTAACCTAGAGAATTATGGAATATGGGCAGAGTTTGAGGAGGAAGTAGGAGAGCAAGAAGCTGAGGAGTTAGAAGAAGCCGAAGAGGACAGTCCAACTTTTCATGATACTGAGACGATAGACACTGACATAGAGAAGGGGGACATAATCCAATTAGGAAGCCACCGATTAATATGTGGGGATGCAACCCATGAAGAGACAGTTAAAACTTTATTAGACGGGGAGAGCATAGACCTGATAGTGACCGACCCACCGTACGGAGTATCCTACAAAAGTGAGGGGAGCGATTGGAACTACATAGAGAACGACGATTTAAGAGAGGATGAGTTAACCAATTTTTTAAAGGACATTTTTTCAATCGCGAACCACCACAGTAAAAACGATGCCTTGCTTTATTCCTTCTATGCTTCCCTATCCCACCTGCAGTTTGAGAGAGCCTTAAACCAGTCAGGATATGAATTTAAACAACAATTAATTTGGAACAAAGGCATGACATTAGGTCGGAGCGATTACCATTGGGCACACGAACCAATTTTTTACTGCAGAAAAAAAGGACAAAAGACAAGTTTTTATGGGGATAGAACCCACAAAACAATCTTGAGACAGAAGCGAACAGAGTTAAACCAATTAAAAAAAGAGGATTTAATCCAAGCCATAGAGAACCTCCGTGACGAGTCCACGGTCTGGGAGATTGACAGAGACACAGTCCAAACTTACCAACACCCGACCCAGAAGCCAGTGAGTATAACGGGAAAAATGATAAAAAACAGCAGTTTAAATTTCGGCATCGTTTATGACCCGTTCGGAGGAAGCGGGAGTACACTTATAGCTTGCGAGCAACTACAAAGGCGATGTTTTATGATAGAGATAGACCCTTCTTATTGCGAAATCATATGTAGAAGATGGGAGGAATTCACAGGCAGGAGAAGAGAACACATAAAAAACAACTAAACAAACTCAACACATAAAAAAGGAAAAATGGCACAAACAAAATTTAGAGGGAGTGAAAAAACCAAAGCAAGAAAAAAAAAGTTTTTAGATTTTTTACAAGGTAGCCTAGGCAATGTTTCAATTGCCTGCAAGAAGGCAAACATAAACAGGGGGACGCATTATCTCTGGCTACAACAAGACGAAGTTTATAGGGAGGCTATTGAGGAGATTAAGGAGGAAGCGACGGACTTTGTAGAAGACAAATTATTTAAAAAGATAAACGAGGGAGACACGACAAGCATTATTTTTTATCTAAAGAGCAAAGGGAAGCATAGGGGATGGACTGAGAGACAGGAAGTTCAGCATAGCACCACAACCTCAGCCGACGATTTAAAGGAGATATGGGACGAAGTAATGAATCAAGAAGAAGAATGATGCAGACCCAAAATGAAGGCAGAAACAAAATCAATCATACGAGAAGCACTAAAACGAAGAGACGAAAAGGGGATAATGATTTTAGCGATGTGGCTATTCCCATATTCAGAACCTGCCCAGAACTTAACATATAGCCAAGCACATATTATTAAAAAAATAATATTCAAAGAGAGCAAAAGATTAACAATAAGAGCGATGACAAGGTATGGCAAAACCCAAGTAGTAGCGATAGCCATAGCGATTTATATTATTTTTTACAGCAACAAAAAAATAAAATTGATAGCCCCGACAGAGGAACAGGCGAGCATATTAAAGAACTACCTAACCGACCTCATAGTAAACAGCAGAGACCGATTACTTGTAGAACTAAGTCACCTGACCATTGATGCAAAGGAGGACAAATTAAGAGCGGAGGCAAGCCAGAAAAGGCTTACATTTCACAACGGGACAGAATACCAAATTTTATCAGTAAGTAAAGACGGAAACAGAGCGATGGGTCACGGAGGAGACCTCATAGTAATAGACGAGGGGGCTTTAATTTCACGAAGTCAGTATGCCAAAATTTTAAGGATGTTGGGGGACGACCCTGAGAACTCAGTAGCCATAGAACTATTAAACCCTTGGAGCAGGGACTCAGTCTCATACGACCACACGATAAGCGAGGACTGGGAGGATATTAAAATAGATTATAAAACGGCAATAGCGGAGGGACGGACAACAGAGGAATTTATAGAGGAGATGCGAAAAACCTTGGCAGACATAGAGTTCACAGTTCTTTATGAGTCTGAGTTCCCCGAGCAAGGAGAAGATAGCCTGTTCAGTTTAAGCGACATAGAGCGAGGGTTTGATTGGGGCGACCACATCACATTAAAAAAACGCCTTTATTTCACACAACAACGAGCCACTTATGACGACGAAGCACGGAGAAGCCTATCGGAGTACGGGATTTACATAGGCATAGACCCAGCCGACAAGGGACTGGACGAATCGGTTTTTATTTGGGGGTTCAGGCGAGGGAACCAGTACGAAGCTATGGACTACTTCAGCGAGGAGAAGAGCGACACGATACACCTAAGCCGACGGATTTATAACAATGTCCACGAGTTACGGGAGTACGGCATACCCATCACCATAAACATAGACAGCACGGGAGTGGGGGCAGGAGTAAAATCCAACCTTGACGAGTGGTTCAAGCACGAGGACGAGATTTTTATACACGGTTGTAACTTTGGAGGGAGAGCCGAGCGTCCAGACAGGTTCTTAAACAAGAAGGCGGAAAATTATTGGAGGCTTTCAAATTTACTAAAGGATGACAACATCAAGATACCGAACACCCAAAAATTAAAAAGCCAACTTTTACAAATTGGATGGGAGTATAGCCCGAGCACCTATAAGATACGGATACGAGACCCTGAGAAGAGCCCTGACTTTGCCGATGCCCTTGTTTTAATTATTTGGGAGGAGCACGGCGAGGGGGAGGCACTCCACATAGAGAATTTATAGATAAGGTTTTTAAATTTTGGAGACCATAAGTTTTTATGGTCATTGTAATAGGGAAGAAACGGAACGAGAGAGACCCCCACGACAACCCGTCCTTTTTTGATTTTGATAGGGCGATGCAAGGCAAGGGAGAGGACGACGGAATATATAGGGCACACATACCTAAATTTTTATACCAACCAGCGATAGGCTACCCCCGGAACATAAACATCCCCAAGATAAGACAACTGGGCAGGAGTTCCTATGTAAGCATAGTTAAAGACACAATATTAAGCAATGTTGAAAATATAGAGTGGGAGATTAGACCTAAAAAGGGTTACAAGTATGAAGATGAAAAGGGAGACGACACCCCCGTAAAGTACACGGACATAGAGCGAACCCGTGAATTTTTAGAGCGACCAAACTATGATAAGGGCACCTTTTCTTCCGTTTTTGTGAGGCAGTTAGGCGATGACATCTTGGACTTGGACTCGGGAGTTTTAATCAAGATTTTTAATAGACGGAAGAAATTGGTAGCCGTTCAAAGCAAGGACGGAGGAAGTTTTGTTAAGAACCCTGATATTTATGGAACCTACAGGAACAGGGCTGACTTCTTCGGGGAATTAGGCGAAGTAGTAGAGGACAACAAAGTAGTGAACCCAGCAACACAAGTCCCTTTTACACAAGCCCGAAACAGAGGGGCATATTTTCAATTTATAGGAGGGGGGAATTTTATCGTCCCGTTCGGAAAAAAAGAAATCGCATGGGTAAGCAAAAACGAGAAGACCTACGACATATATGGGTACAGCCCCATCATAGGGATTTATGAGATTTTAGATTACCTTCTAAATTCCACGAGGGCAGACTTGGACTATTTTTACAAAAACAACATACCTAAGGGAGCCATCTTTTTAGAGGGGGCGACCTCGTCAGAAGTAAAGAATTTCAAACAACAATTTAACAATCAAATCTATCACAGGAACGAACTGGGCGAAGTAACGAGGATGCACTACGAAGTACCGATTATAAACCGACCCGTTCACTTTAAAAATTTTGAATTTAATAGCCAAGAATTGGAGACATTAGAAAAACAAAAGTGGTACAGCAAACTGGTATGGGCACAATTTGGCATAACCCCGAGCGAAATCGGTTTCACCGAGGATGCAAAGGGACAAGCGAACCAGATTATACAGAGCAAGACAGGACGAAGACGAGCCATACTACCAATGTGTAAAGCAATAGAGGAAGCGATAAACAGGGAGATATTGCCCGACCTTGGGGTTGAGGGTTTAGAGTTCAAGTTCAAGACCTCAGACTTAGACAACGAAAAAAGCCGAGTAGAACTAAGGAGGCAAGAATTAGAGGCAGGACTAAAGACCATCAACGAAGCAAGAGCAGACGAGGGACTGGAGCCTTTGCCTGACGGCGACCGATTAATCATAGACAACGAAGCCCAAGGTTATGAGGAAGGGGACGAGCGAGACCTTGACAAGGAGAACCAAAACAAGGAAAACAACTTAAAGGCAAAAAAAGAGGAGAGCGACACGGAGAAGATTTTAAGCCAAACTGAACCAGCCTATGAGCACGAGCCCGAGGAGTTGGAGCAAGGGAGTGCCCGACTTCAGGCATACATAGACGACATCACGGGGACTATTGAAGCCCACCTAAGCGAGAGCGAGGAACGAGTCACAAAGTTATTAGAGCGAGAACTTGAAACCTTAAAGCCCCTTGACACGATACAGAAGTCTTACATTGACATTCACGAGCGAGCCATAGAGGAGATAGACAGCCCTGAGGCTTTAGAGCGAGCGGTAAGAGAGAACCTAAGCGAAGTTATACGACTAGCCGAGGAGAGTGCAAGTGAGCACTTAGGCATACCCTTAAGAAGAAACAAGGAAGCCCAAGAATTCCTACAGACCTATACCTTTGATTTAATCAAGGGGATGCGAGACGAGATAGTGGGCGATTTAAGGGCAGAATTACAGAGAGGCTTAATGAACGGCGAGGGGACAGGCGAACTAAAGGAGCGAGTAAGGTCAGCCTTTAAAACCAAAGAATACAGGGCACGGATGATAGCGAACACGGAAGTAACGAGAGCCAACAACTATGGTAGGCTTCAAGCCTACAACCGAAGTGGACGAGAGATTTATAAATACATTCAAATCGTAGACGACCACCGAACGTCCGAAGTATCCTATGCGATGGACAGGAAGTACGGAGACCCGAAAAGAGCGATACCTATACGGCAGGAGTTCTCGGTATGGGTTCACGGCAAGAAGTATCACGGACAAGCCCCACCGTTCATGCCAAACGACAGGGACACCGTTATTTTTATCACAGAGGAAGAGAAGAAGATACCAGAGGAGGAGTGAAACAAAACCCTTTTAATTTCAAAAAACAACAATTTTTTTTATAAAGATGGAAGACTCTAAAACTAATACCATGAAAGCAACCAAGGGCTCTGTGTTTTACTTTACGGTCGACAATTTGAAGACCAAACAAGACACGGAGAAAGGGGAGTACCGAGTAGAGGGCTACATATCCACACCCGACATAGACCTTGTTAACGACATAATGACCGTGAAGTGCCAAGAAGACATGACTCGGCAAGTAAAGAGTGGTCGGGTAAAATTGGACTATGAGCACGAGACTCTCCGAGCCGAAGAGGGCGAAAGCGAGCAAGAAGCCGAATACAACAAGGCACTTAATCCATTGGGTAGAATCACGGACGGATACCTTGACGAGAACGGCTCCACCTATGTAACAGCCGTTTTAAACCCTAACTGGAAAAAGACCGACCCGCAGGGCAATGTTGTTAAGACATTCTCCGAAGTATGGGAAGAAATCGAGGACGGGTTCCTTGACGGTTTCTCGGTTGCTTTCGTCCCTGAGCAGGTAAGAGAGGGCGAGAAGCAGGGGACACCCGTGCGATACCTTGACAAGGTAAGGCTTATCAATGTAGCGATGACGGGCAACCCCATCCAACAGAGTGCTACCCTTACAGGCTACGGCATCAGAGAGGCTATGGCTAAGAGCCTAAAATTTATGGAGGGCAGGAAAATGTCTGAAGATTTACAAAAAAGACAAGAAGAACTAAGCAAAGAAGTGCAAGATTTAAAGAACACTATACAAGACCTTAAGGCTTCAATGGTTAGCAACCAAGAGAGCAACCAAGAAGAGCAAGACACCTCAGAGTTCAAAGAAGTAAAAAGCCTTATTGAGAATTTAAAAAGTGAGTTTTGCGAAGTAAGGAAAAACTATGAGGATTTAAAGTCGAGATTTGACGAACCGATTATAAAAGGACAAGAGACACACCAGTCCAGCAACCAAGCAGAGCAAGGACAAGAGAGTGTGGAGCAAAAAGGACAAAGGGAGATAATTAACCCGTTAGATTTATTTTAAGGAGGCATAAAAATGAGATTAGGAGACACAAGCACAATCGACTCAGGCTCAGCATATGAGTATTCATTTGGGCTATACCCGAACAAGACGACCTACTACGACCCTATGGGTTTCAAGGGGGCGAAAACAGACCAAAGAAACACAAAAAGTGGAGTATTGGGAAGAGCCTTAGTGAAAGGAATGAAGTCAGCCTTTACAACAGGGTTGGGAGGACAAGGAACAACAGACAGAGTTATGGTTCCTATCTATGTAGACGACAGAATCATAGACATTGAAAGAAAATTCACACCTTTAATCTCGTTATTCCCAAGAGTGTCAAATATGGGTTTAACGGCAGACTACAACAGAGTAACCGACAAGGGCTCAGGATTTGTAGCTGGAGAGGACGAACCACTAACAGCATCAGCACCTGAAGTAGAGAGGGAGAGCAAGAGAATCAAATACCTCTATGCAGTTGGGAGAGTAACTGGTCAGTCACAACAAGCAGTCCCAAGTTTTATGTTGCAGGGCTTTGAACCAACGGCTGGGGCTTTCTTTGGAGACAACTGGGGCGATGTTGGAGTAGAGAATGCTATGAGAACCCAAGTTGTTTTATTGTCGAGAGAACTTAAGGAGTTTGAAGAGAACCTAATTATTAACGGGGACGAGAGTTCTAACCCTAAGGAGTTTGATGGAATAGTTAAACAACAGGCAGGAGTGAACGAGATTGACAAGTCAGGGGACGAGTTAGACTATGACGACATAGAGACAGCGATTACTAATGCCTTTAAGAACGGAGGAAGACCAACTATAGGTATAGGAAGTCCATCGGCAGTCCAGAAGGTAAGGGAATTATTGAGAAACGATTTTTATTTCGCACCATACGGAACGGAGGGACAACTTAACCAAGTTGACTATGGAGTACCGAATTTCATAAACCTAAACACCCAAGTAGGAAGAGTTGCCCTATACCCGTCTATGTTTTTAGACGACACGAGCGACAACAGGAGTATATACTTCCTTGACATGAGCCACATCGAGATGAGGGTTTTATTAGATATGACATACGAGCCTTTAGCAAAAGTAAACGACAGCGACAAGTTCATGTTAAAGATTTACGAGTGTTTAGTTATGAAAGCACCAGAGTTTAACTCGGCAATAGTAAATATTGATTAAGGAGGACATGACAAATGACAGATTACAAAGTTGAGGAAGTAAAGTCAGCAGTTCCACATTTAGGAATTGCGATAGACTACATAGAAGTAAGTAATTATAGCGAGGAAGAAGTAAACCTCGAAGACAAAGGCTATAAAAAAATTTTTATGGCTAAGGGTTTTGAGAAGGGCGAAGCCGACGAACACCTCGTGACGAGCATCAGCGACGACACAAAAGTAAAGGTTGAGAACACGGACTCGGCTTTAAGCGAGGATACCGTGTGCTTCCTTGTTGTAGGGGAGAAATACGAGTCATATAATGTTTAAGAGGGAGTAAAGTTTTTAAACCAAAAAGACCCTTAAGGTTTGGGGGTTTACTGGTTTCCCCCTCTTAACAATCTTTTTATAGAGCGAGAACGATTTTCATTGAAGGGAGGGGACGAAAGGGCTCCTCCCATCTTTTTACTGAGCGAAAACCATTTTTACAAATATTCACGGGGGCGACGATAAGCCCCCTCCCCATCTTTTTATTTTTAATTTCAACAACCAAAAAAAAAGGTTTATAAACACAGAGCACCATGGAAGTTTATGGTAGAAAAGTACAAGTTTAAAAACGAGACAGGGAGGACTTTAAAAACAAGGGTAACACACATCACAGACCACTCTGAGGGTCAGGTAAAATTTAAAGTTATTAAGCCAAACGACGAAGTAGTACTGGAGGAGGGGCACGGTACAAGACTCGGGCTTACCAAAAAAAGTTTAATTCTAAAAGACGGGCAAGAAGCAACAAAAAAGGAACTTCAGTACCCACACAACCTAACGACTATCAACGGCATAGGGGCAAAACTATCAGAGACCATCGGGGAGTTGTTTCCTAAGGAGGACGATTTAAAACAAGCCTTACAAAACGGCGAAGATTTAGAGTTAAAAGAAGCAACCTATACAGAGTTAAAAAAATTTTACGGGTTGGAGTAAGCAACCCTTAAAGGAGGGCACCACGAATGACAGAGAGTAAAGAGGGAGGACTACGAATCACGAGCGACGGTTTGTACCAAGAACTAAACGACATAAAGCGAGACATAAAAAAATTAAGCGAGGAGTTGTCTTATTTTAGGGGCAACTTTCAAAGCGACATCGCATACATCAACCAACGAGTAAACAGGTTCTGGTTTGGAGTTTCCGTGATTTTGAGTCTTACTACTACCCTCTTCGCATTAGTAGGAGGCTACCTTATAACCTTAGCATAGACGATGGCAAAAGACCTAATAAGAGAGGAAATCACACCAGAGGAAGTCCGATATGTAACTGGAGCAGACGAGGACTTAATAAGCGAAGACAATTTAAAATTTTTAATACGGAGTGCGAGGCGAAATTTTGAGAACTACCTAAATACCAAGTTCACACCAACGGAGGAGATAGAAATCCAAGAGCGACACTTCACGGACGGGCGACAGATAAACCTCCAAACAGAGAAGACCCCAGTTTTAAACACATACAGAATCAAGATAGGGGACAGAGACCTAACGAATTTTAGAGTAGACAGAGAGGCTGGAGTAATCCAAGCCTACGGCTTACCCGACATTTATACCAACATAGACCTCGGCGTAAATTTAGGGATTGAGAACAGCATAAGGATAAATTACCTATATGGCTATGTAGAGAAAGACGAAGCCGAAAAAAGTTTTTTAAGCGAAGACATAGAGCCGGGAGAAGAAGTAACTGTTAAGGTTGATAATGTTGAGAATATAAACACAGACGAGTGGGTATGGATTATTGGGATGGACGGCAACGAGGAAGTGTGCCAAGTAAAGAGCCGAAGCAAGTCCGACAACGAGTTCGTTTTAAAGAAAGTAACCCGAAGCCACGAGAAAGGGAGTTTAATTTATAGGGTACGGGTTAGTGAAGCCATCAGGAGTTTAATTTTAT